AAACAAAAGAATCCGATAAATTACCTAAACCGACTGGATGGAGAATAGTAGTCCTTCCTTTTAAAATGAAGGAAAAAACTAAAGGTGGATTATATCTTGGACAAGAAACAATAGAGCGACAACAAATCGGTTCTACATGTGGACTTGTTCTTGCTATGGGACCACATTGTTATGACAAAGAAAAATTTCCTGAAGGACCTTGGTGTAAAAAAGGTGACTGGGTAATTTTTGCAAGATATGCTGGATCCAGAATCCAGATCGATGGAGGGGAAGTAAGAATGCTAAATGACGATGAAGTTTTAGCAACCATCGATAACCCCGAAGATATACTTCATCAATACTAACATAGAAGGAGAACACTATGCCCGACAATGAAAAAAATGATGCAACAGTTGATATCGATACATCTGGTCCAGGTGCTGAAGTTGAATTAGAAAATTCAACACCAGAAGAAAATACAACTGAACAGGAAACATCTGAATCTACTGAAACAAGTGATGTTGAAACAGTAGAAGCTGCACCTGAAGAAAAGAAAGAAGAGCCAAAAGAGGCTGAAGAAAAGAAAGATAAAGAATTAGAAAATTATAGTAAAGATGTACAAAGACGAATCGCTAAACTTACTGGTAAATGGAGAGAAGCGGAGAGACAAAAAGAAGAAGCGCTATATTATGCTAGAGCACAAATAAAAGCAAAAGAAGCAGCTGAAGCTAAAATCTCGAAGTATGAACCAGAGTTTTTTAAAAATGCTGAAGACAGCATTACATCTGGACTACAAGCAGCTCAAGCTAAATTAGCCGCTGCAAGAGAAGCAAATGACTTAACAGCAGAATCTGAAGCCTTAACAGCTATTTCTGAATTAGGTTATAAGAGAGCTAAACTTCAAGAGACTAAAGTGGCTCAAGAAGATTATCATCAACAAAGACAAGTTAAACAGCCTGAGATAAATCTAGCTAGACAACAAGCACCACAAGTAGATGCAGGTCCCGATCCAAAAGCAGAGGAATGGGCTTCTAAAAATGCTTGGTTTGGTCAAGATACGGCTATGACTTATACTGCATTTGATCTACATAAAAAGTTGACGGAAGAAGAAGGATATGATCCTCAGTCTGATGAATATTATCAAGAAATTGATAAAAGAATAAGACTTGAATTCCCTCACAAATTTGATAGAAGTAAATCAGATAAAGGGGAAGTTTCGGCCAAACCCGTACAAACAGTAGCTTCAGCGAAGCGAAGTACAAATACAGGTCGCAGAACTGTGACACTCACACCGTCACAAGTAGCAATAGCTAAAAAATTAGGTGTGCCACTTAAAGAGTATGCGAAACAACTAAAAATCACGAAGGAGGTATAAGCATATGGAAAACGACAATGATAAGAGAACCTCGCGTGCGAGTCAGACTAGAGAAAAAACTTCTAAACCAAAAGTCTGGTCTCCACCATCATCTTTAGATGCACCCCCTGCTCCAACAGGTTTTGTACATAGATGGATAAGAGCTGAAACTTTAGGCTTCCAAGATACAAAAAATATCGCTGGAAGAATAAGATCAGGATACGAATTAGTTAGATCTGATGAATATCCAGATGCAGATTATCCAATTGTAGAAGACGGAAAATACAAGGGAGTGATCGGAGTTGGTGGCCTTGTGCTGGCAAGGGTACCGGAAGAGATTGCCAAACAACGATCTGAGTATTACAAAAATCAAGCTCAGGAAAACGTTGAAGCAGTAGACAACGATCTTATGAAGGAACAGCACCCAAGTATGCCGATCAATATTGATAGGCAAACTCGTGTAACTTTTGGTGGTACTAAGAAATCCTAATTATAGAATTTCTAAACCAACAGAGTAACACTTAAACTAACAACTGTCTAAGGAGGACAACTACTATGGCAAATAAAGATGCTGCGTTCGGTTTAAAACCGATCGGAAAAGTGGGTCAGAATAGAGACAACATGGGTTTAAGTGAATATAGTATCGCAGCGAATACGTCTGACGACATTTACTTCAACGAACCAGTAAGAGCTTTAGCAACTGGTACAGTTGGAGCTGCAAATGTTTCAGCGGTCGCTTTACTAGGATCACTAAACGGTGTTTTCTATACTGACACTTCAACAAAAAAACCAACATGGGCAAATCACTACGAAGCTACAAATGCTGCGACTGATATTGTCGCGTTTGTTTCTGACGACCCGTATGAAAGATTTGAAATACAATCTAACAATGCAGGTGCTTCAGAGCAAACTGACATTTTCAACTGTGCAGACATTTCGTTTGCTGCAGGTGATTCTGCTAACTACGTATCTAAAACTGAATTAGATGATAGTACATTAAGTGCTACAGATGGTCAGTTAAAGATATTAGGTGTTTCAAAAGATCCAGACAATAACGAAATCGGTTCAGCTAATGTGAACTTCGTTGTTGAGATCAATGAACACTTCTTAAAACAAACAGCCGGAATCTAATAGAGGAGGATAATTATGGCGATTAGTAGAGGACAACTAGTTAAAGAACTAGAGCCAGGTTTGAATGCTTTATTCGGTCTGGAATATAAACGTTATGAGAATCAGCATGCTGAAATATACACTACTGAATCTTCAGACAGAGCGTTTGAAGAAGAAGTTATGTTATCAGGTTTTGCTCAAGCACAGACTAAGTCTGAGGGTGCAGGAGTTGCTTTTGACAATGCTCAAGAGACATTCACTGCGAGATACACTCACGAGACTGTAGCTTTAGCGTTTTCAATCACTGAAGAAGCGATTGAAGATAACTTGTATGACAGACTTGCTAGTAGATATACAAAAGCGTTAGCTAGATCTATGGCGAACACAAAACAAGTTAAAGCAGTAGCTCCATTAATTAATGGTCTACCTTCTAACGATGCTTTTGATTCAGGGGATGGTGTTTCATTATTTAACACTTCTCACCCAACAATCTCAGGCACTGTTAAAAACACTTTAACAACTCAAGCTGACCTTAACGAAACATCATTGGAGCAGTCTTTAATTGACATTGCTGCAATGACTGACGAAAGAGGTCTTAAAATTGCTGCTAGAGGAGTGAAAATGATCGTTCCTTCTGAGCTTCAATTTACAGCTGAGAGATTGATGAAGTCTCAAGGTAGAACAGCGACTGCTGATAATGATATCAACGCAATCGTTTCTATGGGAATGGTTCCTCAAGGTTACAGAGTGAACAATTTCTTAACAGATCCTGATGCGTTCTACATTATCACTGACGTGCCAAATGGTATGAAGTACTTTGAAAGAGCAGCTATTAAAACTGCAATGGAAGGGGACTTTGATACTGGTAACGTAAGATACAAAGCTAGAGAAAGATACTCATTTGGTGTATCTGACTATAGAGGTATCTTTGGCGTTGAAGGTGCATAATAATTAAATATTTGAGGCGGGACACAATCCCGCCTCATTTAACATATAGAAAGAAAAAACCATGAATAAATACTTAGTCAAAATATTTACAAAAAAACTACAAACACAATTTGAAATCGAAAGTGATAAAGAAATAAATGATGCGGACGAGCTAAATAAACCTATCATTGACTTTCTAGGAAAATCTGATATAAAATGGGAACAAAATGATCTAGAGTATCACAGTACTATTAGTGATTTTTATATAACCTATGAGGAGGTTAAAAATGGCTCAGGACAACATGGTATTGTTCGCGAAGAAACTGAAACTCGAATCTAAATGGAACGAGTTGTTGGCAACAGGAAGAGCAGGTCCAAACCAATCCGTTAGATGGTGAAATTCATCTTTACGCTGGTTAATTAAGGACTAATACATCGTTGAAATTAGTATTTCTTCCTAGGGATCTCTTGCACTTTTCTATAATTTAATATATAAATTAATCACTATACAAATTAAATCAGAACATAGACGCGTATAGTCGACGGCCTAGAGACTATGTTCGAAAACTAGGAGGATATAATTATGGCAAATACTACATTTACAGGTCCGGTTAGATCGGAAAACGGTTTTTCTACAATCGTTAAAGATACTACAACTGGAGCTATTACTAACTCAATGACTTTTTCTGAGTATACTGCAACAGTAACTGTTGCTAATGGTCAAACTACAGGAAAAGAAGCAGCAATCGGTATTCCTGCAAACTTCATCCCTATGGGTGTTGTTATTGCATGTACAACTGCAGCTACAAATGCTGTTAACTTAGTTGACATTGGAACTGATGCAGACACAGATGGTTTTGTAGACGGAATCACTGCTGCTGTTAACTCAACTGGTTTCAAAGGTTTTTTCCCTTGCAACGGTGCGTTAGGAATGTCAGGTGGAGCAACTACTGCTGCAACTGCAACTCCTGATGAAGTTGAAGTTGTATTAAGTGGTGACCCAGGAGCAACTGGTGCAACTGTTGTACTTAAGTTCATCGGTGTTGCTGGTTCTTCAGACGCTAGTTAATAAATAATTAATGTGGGCCTTCGGGCCCACACAATTTTAATAGGAGAAAAATTATGGCAGCTAAAGGTGATGTAAAAGCAGTACAGATTACAGCAGCAGCTAAAGTATTTGGTGGAAGAACAAGATTAAGAGGAATTATTCTTTCTAATACAACTACTACAACAACTACAGGATCTGTAACTTTACAAGATATTAATGGAACTCAATTCACTGCAGAAGTTCCTCCAGGAGATGTGTTTTCATTTAACATGCCTGAGGATGGAATTCTTTTTGAGAGTGGAATGACTTGCAGTGCAATTACAAGTGCAAAAGCAACTGTATTGATTGATAAATAATAGGAGGACCAATGGCAACCTCTGGTACTACAACTTTTGAATCAAGTTTTTATATTGATGATATAATTACTGAAGCCTATGAACGTATAGGTCGATTTGATTATTCTGGTAATGATATAAAAACGGCTAGACGTTCTTTAAACATAATGTTTCAAGAATGGGCTAATAGAGGTTTGCATTATTGGCAAGTAAAAAATAATTCAATTACATTAGTAGATGGTCAAGCAGAATATACAATGTTTAGATCAACAGCTGATGGCACTTCAGATGCAACAGCAGTATATGGTGTTGATGATATTTTAGAAGCAAGTTATAGAAATGCATCTAGTGTTGATACACCACTTACAAAAATAAATAGATCAGAGTATCAAGCATTTTCAAATAAAACATCTACGGGTGTTCCATCACAATATTTTGTACAAAGATTTATTGATAAAGTAACTATCACTTTATATTTAACTCCAGGTTCTACTGAAGCCGGAAACTTTCTAAACTATTATTATGTCAGCCGGATTCAGGATGCCGGGGCCTATACAAATGAAGCAGACGTACCATATAGATTTGTACCTTGTATGGTAGCAGGACTTGCATATTATTTATCACAAAAATTCAACCCACAACTTGTTCAACAAATGAAATTATTGTATGAAGATGAATTAAATAGAGCTTTAACTGAAGATGGTTCTTCATCTAGTTCTTATATAACCCCAAAAAATTATTATCCAAATGTCTAAATCAAATGGTAAATACGCACAATTTATTTCTGATAGATCAGGTATGGCTTTCCCATACAAAGAAATGGTTATCGAATGGAATGGATCAAGAGTCCATATTTCAGAGTTTGAACCAAAGCAACCACAATTAGAACCAAAACCACATACCGCTGATGCAACAGGTTTAGTAAATGCAAGACCGGATAGAACAGAACCACAAGTTTTAATTTTATTAAATCCAAATCCATTTGAAACAATTAACTATGCCGGTACAACTTATATAAATGTTTATGAACCCTTTCATAATAGATCAACAGGTAACACTGTTAGATTTAGAGGACCTAGTAATGCAACTGGGTTTGGAGATATACCTAGTTTTGATGGTGTAACTGATATAGATAACGCATCAGGATTTAGTATTATACTTGGCAAAATAGATTCAAGTGGTAATATAACGGACACAACTAATTACTATTACTTTGCAAGTAGTGACACTGCTACTTCAGGTGATGTATACGGAGGAGGCGATAGCTGCACTGCAGGACCAGTGACGTTACAAGGTTAATATGACATATTCAGAATTAGTACAAAAAATTAGAGATTACACAGAAGTAGATTCAAATGTTTTAACATCTACGATTGTTGATGGCATTATTGAAAATGCAGAAT